ATCAAAATGGCGCGAAGGAAAAATCCTCTATGCAGAAATTGATGTTATTTCAACTGACCTGAAAAACTTCTACAGTTTCGAGGAGGTCACGCGTACCCAGCAGAAGGGCACTGAGGAGTGCTGGCGCACTTTTTTCTTGTTAAAGGCCGGTCAAGGTGAAACTCCCTCAAGTACAAATCAATGGAATGATTGCATCGATGAACTCTTTGTAGAACCGTTGACGACCATTCAAAAACGGTGTGTGCCTTAAGGCGAGACACATAATACTATTAGAATGAATTCGAACCGCTCAAAAACTCAGAAGCGTTCGGGTGCAACAGATTTGAGCGGCTCGACTTTTGCCGCAAATCTACATGCGAGTACGAATACATTCGTGAATTTTCTGAATCAGGAGGCCGATGACGCATATAAGCGCCCGTGGCATCGTCTTGAGCGTGGACTTCGTCTGAATCGTCTGCGAAAGTTCGTCGATGAGGAGGCAGTGCGCCTTACGCTAACTGCTCCTGAAAAGACTGCTCTAGATGCACAGATTATGAAGGCAAATGAAAAGAAACTGCTTAATAGCAAAAATGCGGTCATTTATGACCAGGATGAGCAGAAGATCAAGGAGATTAAGGGCCTTGTCATGCACCGTGGAGCTGATGGAAAAGTTATGTTCCAGGTTCTTGAAAAGAGAAATGCCGTTACGTTTCGTAGGAAGGCCGGACCTGCTGCGCCTGCGAGTGCTACAGAGACTAAGGAGGAAGCGACGGTCTAAGAATCAGCCGACTATAAATTTTAACGAGAACCACGCTCAAACAATGCAACAATATACGACGATGTTTGAATGTACAGGACAGTTTCTGAATGCAATCGAAGAGGTTCAACCTCCTCCATTGCATCCCACGCTTGGAGATACATGGTGGACAACCATGGAGCGGGAACTTGCAACACTGATGAAGGAGAGTGATGTGAGTGCTACATTTACTGAGCAGACCTATGAGGTTTTCGACTGTTTTAAAATTGGATATAAGTGTCTTTCAAATGCTCTTGTGAAGGTTGAATTTGATAGGCTGGCGCGGATTAGTGAACTACAGGCGAAGCCACAGAGTGTACAGCGTTCAGATGAGTGGTATCGTGAAACAGCAGAACTGCTCACCGCAAGTGAACTCTATAGTCTATTCGGTTCTCCCAGGGCTCGTGGACAACTTGTTATGGGTAAGGTGCCCCGCGAGGCACTTACACCAGGACCCGCGCCAAAGAAGTCCTGTATGACGGCTGAAATGACGCCATTTGATTGGGGTACGCGATTTGAACCGGTGGCAAAGCAGATTCTTGAAGAGAAATGGGGCGCCACTATTGTCGACCTCGGTCGCCTGAGGCATCCAACAATTGCGTCACTTGCGGCGTCACCCGATGGTCTTATTACCGCGACGGATCCTAAGCATCAGGCCCTTCTTGGAAATCTAGTGGAGATTAAATGCCCCTCATCGCGAATTGTGGGTGGCGGAGTTCCACCGAATTATTGGTATCAGATGCAACTCCAAATGGAGGTTGCCGAAGTGCCTGTCTGCCAATATTGTGAATTCACTTTCAAGTCTGCGACGGCAAAGGCTGCAATGGAGGAGGCACCACTTGGTGCAACAGAGGGTCTAATTTATCTTCTACAGAATCATGATACTCTTGAGACAAAATATGCATATGGTCCGATTGGAGATATGAAATGGAATCCACAGCCTGAGGCGCCGTGGCATGTCCTCGAACGTATTCCGTGGTTTCTAGAGAAGTCGTGGATTCATCCTGTATATCGTGATACAGCATGGTTCCAGTCGATTATTCCTCTACTTGATGAGTTCTGGCAAGATGTTAAGAAGGCTAGACAGGGCGAATTTCTCCTTCCTGAATCTTCCGTGAAGCGTAAGTCGGCAGTGTGTGCCATTACTGATTAGAGCATACTCGGCTTATAAAAATTATTTACGAGTTCATGCACAGGCGCCGAGCATGAATCGGGATTTTTGCGGCGATAATTGTTCGTCAACTGACTGTAATTTCCAGTGAGTTGTATCCGATTCGCAAAATCACTTTCATAGCACGCCTGTGCATTAAACGCCGTATTGGGCTGATCGTCCACGGCTGCATCCTCTAGAACACCTTGGAGTAGATGATACGGAATACGCGGATTCAGCATTGAATCAGCAGGCCCAGTCACGTACTTAATCGGCTTATCCCCTACAGGGGCAGGGGTCATATTCTGAAATCCACTCAGTTGTTCACGTTGCCTCACTTTTCCAGGTGAGTTGTACGTAATAATAAACAAAAAAAGACCAAGTATAATCGTTGAAAGGATCATTATATCTCTTTTCATTCCTCTCTCTACTAAGGCGTAGCATACTTGAGAGTATAGGCGCGGGCCTTTTCATCAAACTCCTGTCGATTTGACTTATAAATATGAGCAATTTCCGGTACAAGAGGGTCATTTGGATTTGCATCCGTAAGTAGGCTCAGAATACTTAGCAAGACCTTACTAACGGTAAGTGCAGGCGACCACTGATTCTTCAGAATATCAAGACAAATACCACCAGCAGAATTGATGTTGGGATGATAAATCTTCGTAAGAAAGGTTACGACCGGAGGCTTGAAAGGATAATCTACAGGGAATTGGATCTGCATCTTGAAATAACCTCCGGCATATGGACTATCAGCAGGACCAAAGATGGCACCGCTCCATTTGAAGAGGTCTTCTCCTGTAGGTCCTGCGCTACAGTTTGCGGGTGGGTCTTTAGTGAGATCATCCATTTCTTTCTTGATGCGACGGAGGGCCATGGCTGTATGTACTTTTGCTTACAAATAAAAGGCGTATCAAATTTTTCGGTGCCTTAGTAGAAACCATGAACTTCCTGAACCTCCTCGCCGAATTTCTCGGAACCTTCCTCCTCTTAATAAGTATCCTGGCCACAGGCAATGCGCTAGTCATCGGTCTGACGCTCGCCCTCATCATCTTCTGCATCGGCGCCCTCAGCGGCGGCCATGTGAACCCCGCGGTCTCCCTCGCCATGTTCGTAAATGGCGCACTGTCTGCGAGCGAACTGGCCGGCTATGTCGTCTCCCAGGCTCTTGGTGGCGTGGCGGCGGTGTATGTGTTCCGTGCCCTTGCGTAAGCATGCGAAGGATAGTAGTGATTTCAATTAAAAAGACTTTTTGAAAAAGAGATTCTTCTTCAAAAAGTTTCTTTATTGACTAACGGCAACGAGCAACCGCATAGACCGCGGCAGCGCATAAAAGTCCTACCATAACCAATCCCTCCATATCCAGTCCACTCAAGAATCCCTCTCTTGTTGCAGGTTTCTTACAATCTCCTCCAGGATGATTTTTCACAGACGATCCATCAGGGCAGAAAATCTTCGGTGCCGCATTAAATTCAGATTGACTCAAAAATATCGGAGAGCCCTTTGCATTCACATCCTGAACCCACTGGGTCTGCATAGGTTGGCCACTGCTGCGATCGATCGCTCCAACAATCCAAGGAGTTCCATCTGAGGCCGCCGTTTTTCCCTGCGTATCTCCTACAGGCATAGTGACCTTCCTACATTTCGGATATCCACTGCCGAGAATTGCATTCATCACCGGCACCGGATTCAGAGCATCCTTCGCATCCTCCATCATACCTGGAGCAAGTCCGCGAAGTCCTGGAAGTCCTGCAGAGGCCAGCCCCGCTTTTACTTTGGGTCCAAGAGCATCGCCTGTTGGAACTCCATTTACATAATACCACATATCGGCACCATTATCGCATTGAAGTCCCGTCTTAATAAAATAATTTACACCGAGGGGTCTCAGACCACCCATTCCACTTGTTAGACTACTACTGCTCTGGCCAAACCCAATCATATCTGTATAAAAGGCAGCGCCCTTCACGGCCCCAATTACATCCTCCATATTATTGCCACGACGAACACCCACGGCTCCAGGAAGAGGCAATTCATCAGCAAAATCATAGGCAGGCCCGGTAAACCCGGGCGTATTTGTATTGATTTGTCCTGTGGGGAGAATTGACATATCCCTCCTCTGCTATTCTACAAGTAAAAGAATACCGATGCCAAAGATACAACATGATATACCTACAAGTTTCAAATAGGTCAATTTCTCATCAAAAAAGACATATCCAATTGAAAACATTAAAAATGTACTGAAGACATTCCAGATAAAGTTTACCATACCGACTCCTTGCCACTCAAGTGCCTTTGAAAGAAGAGGCACAACAGCACAGGCAAAAATAGCCGCCGCATAGAGTATATTCCATTTTCCTCCAATCCGCATAAGAGTCAGTGCGCCTGCTTCAACTACACTCGAAAGCAAAATCCAAGGCATCGCACTTAAAAGGGCCGTGTCCAGTGGTGTCATTAAATTTGATTGCGTTTTTCTTTCTGAAATTTAATCTTAAGAACACTCCAAATGGATTCACTCTTTCCAGGTCGAGTTCACCACAAGCCAGTTCCAGAATTTGCCTGGAAATGGGGGGATACGGATGATGAATTTAGCAAATCTATAAAATCAGTTTGCCCATGTGCAACATCTGAGGACACAATTATTCATGAAGATCTAAATGTATGTACCCTTTGTGGTGATGTTAAAAACAGAAGTATTGAGTCAGGCGCTGAGTATCGCTTCTTCGGGCACGATGACCGAAGCAGCAACGATCCGTGTCGTGTAGGAGCACCGACCGATTTCCGTTTTCCATCTTCATCACTCGGAACTATTATTCTTACAAAAAGTTCCGGCGGTCCGAGCACGGCTCGCGCAGCCATGGCCCGTATCCGTCGCTATCACACCTGGAATATGCTTCCCTACAGAGAACGTGCTCTTCTTCAGGTCTATGAAATGCTTGCACTCGCCGCAACCAATCATGGCCTTGACCAGAGTGTCATTGATAATGC